TAGAGGTCTGCGATCTCCTGAGCTGTTGGGGCCTTCCCCTGTTCCAGTTTCGCTACTATTACTCGGGCTTCGGGTTCCATTCCTCGGATATCGGACACCACTTCTGTTAGGACAGGCTGGATATATCCCTGAGCAGCCAGCAGAGCCTTCTGCTGATGGGTGGAAATGTATCCAACTGTCGCCAACCCGGTGATCACGAATCCTACCAGCTTGTCCGCATCAGACATGTTCTGGCCGAATGCTAAGGCCAACCCGAAAACAATTATGAGGGACACGACGACTATCGGCCCTTTCATTGATTCTAAAGTATTATCGGATGTCAAATATTATACCACCAGCGACGATGCGTCAGGTACAAATTCCTCGAGATACCCGGACCGGACCAGGGCGTTCAGGTTGGTGCAAGGGACTCGTTTCCCGTTGACCTTGGTCGCCAGGTCGGATTCGGTGATGACCTGGCCGCGCCGGAGAGGTTTGGCCTCCCCAGCTCGGGTCCAGGTTCGCCGGACCTTGAAAGCTTTCTCAGCTACCATAGTGAATCACTCGACCGCTCCATTGAAGAACACGCCCGCGTCGGCGTCGACCACTTTTTGCGTGTAGCACATAATGCCCTGGGCCTTGTCCACCATGGTCTCTTCGTCGGAGATTCTCCGGACAGCTACGTCATAGCCGCCGCCGATGTTCCGGCCCACTGCCTTGTAGGCGAAGGTATATCCGGCACTCATGCTCTGTTTCCGTGGAACAGGGTTTACGTACCCCAGCCAGGCATGCTTTCCATACATCTCGGAAAGAGCTTCGGTTGCGCCCTCGTTGCTGGTCATATGGACGGCTCCACCGACGTAGATGTTCTCGATATCCAGAACCGCGCCGATCATATCCAGGTTCAGTACTCCCTCGCGGGCCATGTACCTCTCCAGGAAGAGAGGATGGTCCACCAGCGTGTCTGCCACCTCATCTGAGAGGATCAGGGTGTTGGGCTTGATTCCGATCCGGCCCTTGATCGTCCTCTTCAGAGTCTTGATGGTTGTGATGGGGTCGCTGTGCTCGAAGTCTGACCAGTAGGTGAACTGGTTAGGACCAGGGCTCGTAGAAGACACGCCGGTCTGGTCGGTAGTCCAGACGGAGGTCTTGAAGAACGACTGGACGAACTCATACTCTCTGTTGAGAAGGAGAGCTTCGGTCACGATTTCAGACGAAGCCTGCTCCAGGTCCAGAGCATCGTCGCCCTCATCCAGCATATCCCATCGCATGGGCTGGCTGAATGCTCGATAGAGGCATTCATAAGTCGGCGTGTGGTCTACATCGAAGTCCCCGGTTGGCAGAGGCGTGCCTGGAACCCACATCTTGCCCTTCATTCTGAGGAAGGTGTCTTTGCCCCACTTCCAGTACGATCCGGTCCTAGAACCGACCGGAACTACCGGAAATACCTTGTCTGCGATAAAACCCATCTGGTTCTTGTATGCCTGGGAGAAGTTGGTCAGAGCAGCATCGTACTTGATATCGTTCAGCCCAGCGCCCTTCTTGATCTCGATATTTGGAAATTTCATTAATTCTCCTGAATTTAGACGTTCAGCTGGTTCCTGCCGCCGACGCAGTTCACCAGAACAGTAGCGATCTCGTCCTCGCCGGACGCGCCCAATATGCATCTAGCGGGGGCGATGTCCATGTCGGTGGTCTTGGCGGTTCCTCTTGCATTTGCGTCAGTGCCCACCTGATCGCCTCGCGTCAAGCCGCCGCTATCGGACTTGAGCCGGGACATGCCGAACACCATCACGGAACCCACCTGTCCGGATGTGGGCTTGTCCTGAAGGATACCTATGGGATCGTCGGCTGCATTGTTGCATGCCACGATGGTGTCATCTGCACTGAGTGCTACCCATTTGTACTGGTATGTGGATAGGTCTTCACCAGCCACGAATGGCAGAACCAGATTGCCGTAGCTTATGGACTGCTGTTGAGTCATTGTTCAGGCCCCCCTTGTCTCGGTCAGGTAACGACCATAGAGTTCTCGGTCCGCATTGACTACCTTCGTCCAGGCAGAGGCAAAATCCGTGTCCAGACCCTTCTCGACCCGCTCCTTGGCCATCTTGTTGATCTCCGCAAGAGCGGTGTTGTCGTCAGACTCGCGGGACGTTGACTTGCCCATCTCCTTGAAGAGCTCGCCCTTCTCGATCTGTTCACTCATAGCCTTCAGGATGGGTTCCAGTTCGGCCCATGCCTCGGGAACCTTCTGGGCAATCTCTTTGGTGATCAGAGCGATCTTGGCAGGATCTCCTGCATGCGGATAGCTTTTCTCGGCCTTCTCGATATGCTCCTTGAGGATGCGCTGGGTTTCGGCCTTCTCGAGCCGCTCTTTGGTTGCATGGTTCTCGGCTTCCAGATCGGCTATCCTCTTCTCCAGCATGACCTTCTCACCAGCAGCTTTCTCAAGATCCTGGACCTGTTTTTCCAGGGCTTCTCGCCGGGTCTTCTCCAGATCAAGCTGCTTTTCGATACCTTCCTGGCCAGAAAGCACAGGATTTCCTTCAGAGCCTCCCGGCTCAGTATTGGTTTTCATTTTACCGTCCATTGATTTGAATAATAAGAAAGTTTTGTTATTGGCACCGCGTGGAACAAACGATACCTCTCTAACCACGAGATTATACAATCTCTTCGGCATTCGCCTCGCCTCCGATACTGAAGCCCGTGTACTCGCCTGCCACAATCTTATCCCAGAGATCGACGTTGTAGACCTTGACAGCCATCACCCAGCTCCCAGTTTTGACAATCTGTCCTTCGAGCTCAAAATCTACTGGAGCGATGTAGTTCTGAACTACCCGCGCGTCAGCAACATATTCGTGGCAGTCGCATATAGTCTGGTAGTTCAGCATGAAATCATTGCAGGCGTTCTCGATCTCTTCAGCGGAGATGATATCCCCCTGGAGGTCTTCAACGTCCGGCTCACTGACCACCCCATAGACGATATGCTTTACACTATCGGCCTTTTTGATGCCTACAGCTATTTGTTTTTTAATTCGTTGCATTCAGAACTCCTCAAAAAGATGATCTTGGATAGATTTTGACCAGAACAATGCTGCACCGACACCGAGGATGCAGTGGCGGGCCGATATCTCCCCATGGGAAAGTCCCCCCGATGGGGCAGGTCTCGCCGTTGATCGCCAGGCACCGGTCACAAGTTCTTTTCTCCACCGAAGCCAGCCAAGCCAGCTCGTACTTTTCCCGGTCGATGATACCCCGGTCTGCTGCCTGAAGAGTATCGTGATAGAACCCGGCATTGGCCGCGCCTATTGTCTCCGTTCTGGCTATCGTCTCAGCCCGGTCTTTCAGCAACCTTTTGGCGTACTGGCCAACCAACTTGTCGACCTGCTGAGGTGAGTATGTCCCACCATCTGCCAGGCCCTGGCGATAATTGATCAGGGCCCGAGATCTCCTGGGATCAAGACCGACGTGGTTCCTGATCAGTTTGGCCGTCTGCTGAGGGGTGACCTGGTTTTTGAAACTGTCCAGGATCAGACCTCGTATGGCCTCCCGGCTGTTGGACGAAACGTATTTCACCCGATATGCAGAGAACTTCTTGATCCAGTCTAGGCTGTTGGGATAAGTTATGTCCCAGCCAACGGCAGCCCCGAAGGTGGTCGAGAGTTCGGCTGAGGTAGCTACCCCTGCAGCACCAAACACATCGAAGAGCAGCCCGTTCATCCTCAGCAGTTCGGCATCGAACTGGTCCCAGGCTAACTGTTCTACCAGAGGGTCCACGCCGTAGCCGTCGAACTCCGCCAGGGCCGCTGTTATGCGGTTCCATGCAGTCTTCTCATCGACCGCACCAGCCGCATCCAGGATGATCTTCTTCAGCGCCGGACTGCTCTTATCTGCTATGGCCCGGATTTTCTTATAGAAATTCGGGTCTTTGGTGGCTGGTTTCATCGTGATATCTCTGCGATATGTTTTTCATACAGGTCAGGGCGGCTTTCCCAGATCATGGTGAGGGCCTTGTACTTGTCTGCTGCTTCACCGGCGTGGACCATCTGCTCCGCGAGTGCTTCTGCCTCTTGGGTCGCGTCCATGCTGGCCTGCTCGGGTGAGTCATTGTGATAGGCATCTACCAGTCGCAGGTTAACCGATACCAGGAGCCCATCGAGGTCTTCCGCCAGTGACCGATCAAGCAAGGCAATTTTTCTCACCAGTTCGGCCACCAGAGCAGGATCGCCTATCAGAGGATACCTCGACCGGGCCTGGCCCAGGAACTCTGCTTTCAGGGCCAGATCTCTCAGTTTGGCTTCGGCCTCTTCCCTCCGGGCCCGTTCTTCGTCCAGCTGGGCCTTCAGGCTTTTATTCTTCGCCATCGCCCTCATCCATCTCCTCAAAGTTTATCTCGGGCATCCCAAGTTCGGACAGAACCCAGTTCTCCAGAGATCC